TCCTTATAAGGTATCTGTTTAACACCAAAACTTGCAGCGGTTAAACTTCGCTGGGACGGTTGTCCTGGCTCGACTGATGTAAGTCCAAAGGTTGGACTAGCATGCCTGTTTTTAATAAAGGGTTAGCTCTTTGAAAAGCTAATCGGATGTCCATTAATGAACGTCCAAAGCGCATTGATTGTGCTTTCATTATTAATTGATAAGGATCATACTCCACGATATTCCGTAGTTTCTGCCCAAAGGCTCTGTAAGTAAAAACTTTATCTACAGCAGTCCTTGAGTGGAATTTTAGTTTATCGAGATCTAAAACAGTAACAGTAGTTAATTGTTTGTTAAGATCTAAAGTATAACCAAGGGCTTTATTTAACTCCTCAAATGTTGAAACAGATGAGAAGATAGAATAAACTAATGGATGTATTTTCATTAGATTATCACCTTTGATTGTACTTGTCGGAGTTGTGATGAAATCCTCAAATCCTTCAGTAAATCTACGATAGTAGGTTGCTAAAGTATGAGAGATTGACATCACCATACCATTCACTACCAGGGATGAAGTTCTATTAAATTCTTTTAATAGAGTTGCTTCATCACTAGGTAAGATATAGTCATTAGATCTTGATGCATTTCCTAAGAATTCTCTTATTAAATGATAATCAGGATATTCAAGAGTAGCACGATAAGTAAAGTGCACGTCTTTGAACATTTGAGTATAAAATCTAATTTGAGATCTGGTATAACCCAGAGCTTTAATTAGAGAAATACCCAAATCTAATGATGTTATCACGGATTTAGGTCCTCTCCCTGCATAGACCAAAGATAAAATATCTTGGAAAAGCAGAACTGGATTGCTCCAGTTTGCGAGAAAACCTTTTAAGGGTACAGGAGAAACTTCGATTCCATTATGGAACCAACGTTTGGCAAATTCATAAGTAAATTCACTTTCGTGAGATTTACTTTCTGAACAGTCAACTCCTAAAGAGTTAATGACTTCTTTATATTTCTTAGCAACTTTATTGTTATAAATAACAATATCATCACCAAGAAGTATGTATTCCTTAAATGGATACAATCCACACTCATAAGCAGCAAATTGCACAACCGCATGATGCGATAATGTAAATGCAGCCCATGAGGATCTTGCTCCCATAGGTTGACCAACTTTATAATAAAGTAGATCACCCTCTGGAGTCATAAATGGTTCATTAACCATTAATGCCTTCCAAGCATTACCGATTGCTCGATAAGGACGAGGAGAGTTTACTTCAATAGCATTTATCAAATCGACTTGAAGGTCGATTGGAAATCTATCTGTGGCTGAACTCAAATCCAATGAATGGAAATGTTCCCCATCTTTCTTATCTGAAATGAAAGGGTCCTGAGTAAAAGTTCTATCCTGAGGGATAGTCCTCAAGACATCAAAAAGATATCTTGAAAGAGATTCAAAAGCAATTTGAGAAATATAATCAAAAATTGCTATGACCCTCTCTTTAAGTTCAGGATCATGGATGATATGTAATTTACGGTTTTTGGCCGGATTACGAGTTGTAACTTTAACATTTAGAAACAACTCCTTAAACCATCTCATACCTTCTGTTCCTAAAAGGATATTTAATCCCCAAAGGTTCCGACCCGTAAAATAACGGGTTGCCTGGTGAGCTAAAAGAATAGCTGGTCCAGACAAAGGTCCTGATTTCAGAGTAAGAAAGAAGTCACGCACACTAAGTTTATTATCTTCATAAGGAAGTGTAAAATCCTTAACGAAAAGTTCAATAAAACCTTTCGGAAGAGTCTTACGTTGTCCCTTAAACGGATCAGTGATAGAGCTGTAATTAACTTTACCAGCTGCTTTCATTGCTCGGGAAATCCCGAGTAACGTCAGAATAAAACGGAGTGATTGTGCATCCCCAGTATCAACTAAGCCTTTCATAAAAAGGATAGCTGTTGGAAAACCTTCTTTGGTTACTCCAATCATGAGGTCATTGACCATTAGTGGTTGACCACATATGTACCGGGTCACAATTAAACGAATTAATTTAATTCGCTTAATCGTGTGAGATACACCATTATTACGGATCCATAGTTGAATAACCTTCAACCATGTTCTTAGTATAGTGTGGCGCACCTCAGCAGGAATGCTAGTGAACCACTTGGATATTACCCACTCAAGGATAATAAATAAGTGTTTATCTAGCATATTATATGTTTTTATATATAATATCTTGATGAGGACTGCAACACATGAGATGTTGCTTTCATCAGTTCAGGGATATCAAGCCCTAGAGGATGGAACTACATGTCAGGCACTCGGGTTAAAGAGTGACCAACAAGAACTATAGCATTACACTAGA